CTGACCGTGTTAGTGTAGAAGCTACCCAAAATAAAAAAGATAAACCAAAAGTAAAAACACTACAAAGAAAGAGAGGTAAATAATGAACGAACAATATAGAACATGTCCAGAATGTGGCAAAAGACAATTATTAGACATGTACCTACCTGTTTCTAATTCTTCTAATTATAACATTAAGGGTAGCAGTTATATTTGTATTGAATGTATAGCAAAGAAGATTGATAGAACCGATTTAAACAGTATTGATAAGATGTGTCAATTTTTAGATATACCATATGATGCAAACAAATGAATAGAAATGGAAAAAAAATATGAAAAATTGGGACCACTACTTATTGACTATTGTCAAGAAATGACAAATGGTAAATATGTAGACAACGATTGGTTCAGATATAACAAAATGTGAGAAAAATGTAGAGAGTATAATACCGTATTAGATGAGTTGACCTCTTTGCATACGGATTTATTAATGTTTTTGAGGAAAAAATGAGGGCATATAGACGGTTTTAGCTTAGAAGAATACATGCGTATGGAGGAATATGAAAGACATACATTAAGCCATTATCCCTTTAAAGATGAGGCCAGACGTGACATGGTTAGAAAATTAGCAAAATTATCTGCTATAGCTGACCATTGTATCGCAGAAGGAGATAATAAAGAAGCTACAACTGTATTACAAAGTTATAATACTTTAATGAAAGAACTAGGAATTAGTACTCAAACTTCTAGTAATGAGAATACCATTGAAAGTCTTTCTGAATTGGTTGCCTACTTAGAGAAGACCGGTTTCTTGTTAAATTACAAGATAACTGAAAATCGTGATATAGTTGATAAAACTATAGCTAATATGCAACAATATGTACGTCGTTTGTTTAGTGACTCAAGTGAAACTGTTAATGAAATGTATAACTCTAAAATGTTAAATATGGAGAGCGGTACAGATATAACAGATGATGATGTTGAGCAACTATATAATGAAACCGAAGAAGAAAACACAGAGATGGAAGACGCAATGAATGAAGCTGAGTTGGAAAACATGTTTAAGCAGGTAGAAAATGAATTCAAATAATGTTGAAGATTTTTTAGATAAGTATTATGACACATTTTTAGAACGTAATGATATGGCCCAAATAGTTATTACGCCTCAATATGTTGAAGACCATAGAGAATGATTTGAAGAAATGGTAAGATTATTTACATTATACCCTGATTATTTAGTTGATGTAATTACTCCAGTTGATTCGTTCTTCAAGTTATATTTTTATCAAAGGATATTTTTAAGAGTATGTATACGTTTTAGAGAAGTATCTGGTACTTTCCCTCGTGCTTATTCAAAATCATTTTTGGACTTTTTGGATATGAACATTCGTGGAATTATGCAACCACGTAGTAAGGGATTCACTTGTGCTGATACTAAAAAACAAGCAGCTCAAATAGTTGAAGAAAAAACTAACGAAATTTATAGATTGTTTCCTTTTCTTGTCAATGAACTTAATATAAGTGATGTTGATAAGATGAAAAAGAAATACGGTAATATGGGTTCCGATTATGCAGAAATTAAGTTTCGTAATGACAGCCAAATAGATATCGTTAATACTGGTAATGCAGGACGTGGTGGACGTAGACATTGAGGTACACTTGAAGAGTTTGCTATGATGGATGGAGATGCGGTTAATGAAGTAGTTATTCCATTAATGAACGTCGACCGTAGAACCGTAGCCGGGTTATTAAATCCAACAGAACCACATGCTGCACAAACTATGATTACAACTGCTGGGTATAAAGGAACATATGCGCATGATAGAACCTTAGAAACATTGGTAGACATGGCGATTGAGCCAGATAAAGCATTTTGCTTTGGTGGAGACTATAGAATTCCAGTAATGCATGGACTTTTATCTATTGATAAGGTAAAGGATAAACTACAAGCGTCTTCTTACAAACTTGAATCATTTTTACGTGAATATATGTCAGTTTGGACTGGTGGTAGTGAAGATAGTTATTATTCATATACGCAAATTAGTAAATGTCGTAATTTAATACGACCAGAATTTCAAAAAGAGAAGAATTTTGATGGTTTTTATGTATGTGCTGTCGACGTTGCGAGATTTGAAGGTGACCAAACAGTTGCGATGGTTTTTAAAGTGTTTACTGAAGGTGAACGCTATCGTATACATTTAGTTAATATTAAAATCTTAAACGGCACACATTTTAGAGACCAGGCGGCTTTATTAAAACAATTAGACATAGATTTTGATTTCAAAGCAATCGTAATGGATATTAATGGTAATGGTGCCGGATTAGCAGATTATATGATTGATGAGCAAGAAGTAAATGGTATATATTACCAACCTTATGGTTTTTTGAATAAAACTAAGTATTCTGCTACAGAAAAACGTGGAAATGTAAGAAAATTGTTCGGAATTGAAGCAAATCGAACATTAAATAGCGAAATTTATACAAATGCACACATTATTTTGAGTCTAAAACGTGTTTCTCTACTATTAAATGAGCGACAAGCACGTAGATACTTTAGTAAGTATAAAACATGGAACAAATTAAATCCTGTTCAACAGGCTAATAAATTAATTCCATATGCACAGACTACAAAATTACAAGACCAACTTTCTAATTTAAAAGCAAATTTAGATACGTCAAGTACTATTGTGCTAACTCGTATAAATAGTCATACTCGTAAAGACTTGGTTTCAGCTTTCGTATATGGTTTATATTATATAAATCTTGTAGAGGAAGATGAAAGAGAAAAGAAAAACCGAGATTGGAGTAAGGCACAATTTAGTTTTTTAAATTAGGAGGTGAAACTAAAAAATGGAAGGAACAGAGTTGACAAAATCATTTAGTAATTATACTAATGCTCAATTAGCCAATTTCAGAAAATCAATTCAAGCCATGGGAACACCAGTTAATAATGGTACTATAATAATTCCTGAAAGCACTGATAGCTAAAAGACCAATATTAGTTAATATTAAACCAGATGATATATTAAAAACTCCTACCCAAGACGTTAAATCTTGAAGAAAATTTTCTCGTGTATATTTTGCGCATCCATTATATCGTAGAATATTAGAATATTTTGCTAATTTGTATTATAACTATTATATTATTTCTCCTATTTTTGATGACAAAAAACCAAACAAGAAAAAATTGATGAAAGATTATAATGCAGCTTTAAGGTCTTTAGACGAAGATATTAAAGTAGAAAATTTTACTAACAGAGTATTGTTAGATTTATTGATTGAGGGAGAAACTTATTATTTTAACGAGGAATATAAAAAAGGTGCTAATTATTATTACAAACCTATAAAGTTACCTACCGATTATTGTAAAATAATAGGAACGGCTGGAACTCCTGCTATTAATATATTTGCAGTTGATTTAACTTTTATTGATACTGCTATGGCAGAAATGACAAAAGGAAATTTAATTAGTCCAGAAGAAGTATTAAAGCAATATCCAAAGGCAATCCGTGCTGCATACAAACAATTTAAAGAAGGTAAAGCAGAAAATCAATGGTTTATCGTTCCTGTTGAAAATGGGATAGCATTTACTACACATGATGGTAGACCACCATTCGCATTTTTACTTAAAGAAATAGCTCGTATTGAAAAATTAGAACCTTTAAAAGATGATTATATTGCTACTAATATGACTAAATTATTAGTCCAATTAATTGATATTGACAAAGAAGGAAACCCTGAAATAGACTTACAATTAGCTGCTGAATTCCATAAGAATTTAAAAGCAGTTGCGGCTAAGAAAAATAATGTTGATGCTTTAACAACTTTAGCAAAAGAAGTTAATGTATTATCATTGGGTGAATCTGGAGATGCTACTAAGAACTATGAATTCTTAAAGACTTATTATGACCAATTTTATAATGATGCCGGTGTATCAAGCGAATTATTTAATTCGAGTACAGCTGGTTCATTACAAGAATCTCAAAAGAGAGATGCAATTTATATGTTTAAATTACGTGAGCAAATAGGAATTTGGATGAACTTCTATTTAGGTGTAGTTTGTAATAAAAAAATAATAAAAAATAGCAAATTTGTATTTTCTTATTTAGATATTTCCTATAAGAATAGAGAGGAAATGATGAAGAGCTATTTGGAAGGAGCACAATATGGATTTTCCAAG